ACAACGGCGCAAGCGCAGGACCGTAATGTGAGCCATAGACTAGAGCGCGAAAAGGCCGAAGCAGAGCGGACCGATGCGATTTATCAGCGGGCGTGCGAGGTCGAGCATGAACTCCGCGCCGAGAACGCCACCCTCCGCGCCGCACAAAAAGCCTGTGAGGCGTGCGACGAGCCCACGGCTTTTGAGGTGCGGCAGCTACGCGACCAACTCGCGGCAGCACAACAGAGGGAAGCCATAGCGATAGCATCGTGGGACGAAGAGCGAAGCCGCGCTTTGCACGAGGGCGAAAGGGTGGTCGAGTGGCGAGACCGCGCCGAACGCGCCGAAGCCGCTGAAACCGTCGCCCTCACTCATTGGAACAAGGAGTTGAAACGAGCCATGAAAGCCGAGGGCGAACTCTCCACCGAGCGGGCGCGGTTGAGGCAAGTCGCGCTCGATGCGTGCAAGTCCGCACAAACCAAGCTGTTGTTATGGTATCCAAAGGGGTATTACGTCGACCCGAACGATCTAGGAAAAATCAACGAGCAGCAGGTTGAAGCCTGCGTTGCAGCCATTGATGCAGCGATGAAGGGGGGCGAGAAATGAGTCCCGAAAAACAACGAATCGCCATCGCGGAAGCGTGTGGGATCATAAGCAAAGATCAGTGGGGACCATTGTACAAAACACCGCAAGGGATACTGAGAGATTGCCCCGACTACCTAAGTGACCTTAACGCTATGTACGAAGCTGAGGCTACAATGAATTTAACGGACAAATACCAATATGGGAAATCAATTTGCAAAATTATGAATATAGATACCGAGGGCGGATTAGATGTTGTGGATATTTACTATGCGTGCCATGCTAGTGCAGCGCAACGCGCCGAGGCTTTCCTACGTACGATTGGCGAATGGGAGATTACGAAATGAGCACGCCCACCAAAATCATTAAATTCCTGCAAAATTACAATGCATGGAGACGCGGCGACGAAACGCTAGAGATGCCACACCCTGCGGAAATTGGGAAGAATATCCAAGACGCGGTTGTACTCTTGCGCAAAAATGCCGAGCTAGAGGCTGAACTCGCCGTTGAGCGGGCGCGGCTTGACTGGCTCGAAACGCCATCAGGCATAGATTGGCAGTGGGAACCGGAGCGACTCACGGTGAGTCGCGCAAGCATTGACGCGGCGATGAAGGAGGGCAAATAATATGTATCTATCCAATCACAGTAAAAACCTCATATCGGCAGAGGAAAAAGTCGCCGAGTTGATCGCTGAGGTGGAGCGGTTGAAGCGCGCCTATGAATACGACCACAAGTGCTTGTATGAAGTGCGGGGTCGGTGTGAATTGTGGAAGCAACGCGCAGAGAAAGCCGAGGCGGAATGCTTAGAGCAAGCGCGTCTTCTCGGAAAAGGTGCGGAGCGTGAGGCTGACCTAAGAGGAAAAGTGGAACGGTTAGAGCGCGCACTTCTCACTAACGGGTCAGAACGAAGTGAAATCAAATTTTTCGAGAAACTGTCGCAAAAACATGGCATTAAGATTGATGGTTGCTATGAATAACATAGAATACTTGACCAGTGGATACTTTGACAACGCTGTTGAACGAGGGTACAACGGTGTCGGATGGTATTTTTGGGATGAAGCAGATGGTCAATATTGTTATGGGCCATACGATACAAAAGAAACTGCTCAACAAAAAATGAAAGATTATTATAATACATTATGAACGCGCCGCTTCTTTACGCAATTTTGACACTATGGTCAGTTTTTGGTTTTATCTATTATATGGCAATGATGGACGATGTGAAAGGATACAAATCAGTCATATTGTTGATTGTCGCTGGACCAATGATTTGGTTTATATACACGCTCTCCAATATATTTGGCGCGTTTCACAACTGGTTAACAAAAGAATAAATATGTTCCAATACACAAAAAAATGGGAAGATCAAAAAATTGATCCTGTTGATACGCTATATAAGATTGATCAAGTAAAATTGGTCAAATGGCTAAGGCATCTGCGTGATCTTAATCATTTATTGATGAATGATTTGCTGCGTGATGACCGTGAAAGAGAAAAGGCCAGAGGAGCATTTAATGCATATGATTGCTTGCTTGGGAACATTACGAGTGGAACAATCTTTATGAAGAATCGCTCTTGACATTCTGCGGAAAGTAATTAATTTATTCGATATGAAAGCCCCACAAGAAAAAATCAATTCAGAAATGAATATTAATCAATTTTTAATCGACCTCGCCATTTTGTCACAAAAACATGGGGTTAAGATTGAAGGCTGCGGATGCTGCGGGTCTCCCGCTCTCACTGAAATTCGCCCAGAAGAAACAAAAGACTTTCATTACATAGTTAATGATAAAAACGAATATCTAACATGGAAACAAAAACAACAATCGAATTAGATTCCAAGTGGAAGAAGCTTTGATTTAATTTAAAATATACTGTGAAACAAGACATCAATTTTAAATCATACGTAGGAGAAAAAAATCTAGTTATAGGTTCTTGGGGCAATCCTGAAGCTCCAAGCATTTATGATGATGTTATGAAGTTCTCTAACTGCGAGAACGTTTCAGTAAAAGAAGTTACAGTTTGCGGCGGGCAAGAAGATTGCATTGACGTTGTTCGCGGCAAAAATTACATTTTCCAAGATTTGAATCTTTGCCCATTAAAAAATGGCATCACTATCAAAGGAAGTGTTGACGGTTGGTATTTAAAAAACATTTTATTTGGGCGTAAAGGCGACGCTTACACTATTGAAATTGGGCAGTACGACAACTACTGGACTCCATCTACCCTACCTACCCGCAATGGTGTTATAGAGAACGTAAAAATCGCAGATGGTAGCCAAGTGGTAGTTAGAGTATGGGATGGAGAAAAGCCCCTACTTATCAACGCTCATAACGTTAAGATCGTAAAGATTCCAAAGTTCATTTGGTTCCCTTACTTCGTTTTTAGATCAATCCAAAGAAATGGTTTGAAATTCTTTAAGAAATAGGTTGACAAATTTTCCGTAAAAACATAATATATATAAATCATGAATAACATCACTACTGATCAAGCATTGGCAAATTTTGCCGCTCTTCATCGTCAATCGCGCTTGCTTCCTGAGCAGCACGAAGCTCTCAAGGAAAGCCTCATTGTTCTCGCTGGATTAGCTAATCCTGCAAACAAGAGCGAATCAAAGCTGGCCCCCGACGTTGCGCTCAACAACTTCTTCCAACTTTACACTCGCGCCAACGTTACTGTTGAAGAGCATGAAGCTCTCAAGGCTGGCTTTAACCTCATTGCTCCTTTGGTTCAAGCCTCCAAAGGCTCCGAAACCGTTGTGAGCGAATAAAACGTAATTAAAAATCCCCAGAAACGCCCCCAAATTGGTAATTGAATACTAGTTTGGGGGTTTTTATTTGCTCAAGTGTTAGTAATTGAAGAGCGGGCAAACAATAGGGTTAATCTTATTAAAATATGAATACTTATTTTTTATTAAATACGGTGATGCCAGTTTCACTGGTTGTTGGAGTGGTTTTCGTGTTCGTTTGGTTGCTAAATAATGACATGAAAAATGAACGAGAATCGCGTCAAATATTGCAAAGAGAAATGGACCGTTTCGAAGCTGAAAAACTATCGAAAAAACTAAAGGATTCTAAGGTCGGAATAGCAGTGAAAAAGCCCCAATCTTTCACTACTAAAAGAAAGATCCAAAAAAAGGCTTGACCCCTAACAAAAATAGGGGTAAGTTTCTTACCTGTCGGGTAGGAAAAATATAGAAGATAGATACGTAAGAATAGATAGAAGAAGAGAAGAGAGAAGATAAGAAAGAAAGCGATTTAAAAAAGAAGAAGATTTAAATCACTCCTTGCTCGGCTCTATTTTTTATTAATTTTTAATCATTCTCATAATTTTCCAGCGAATCTTTTCACCTTTCAGCTTATCTCATTATGCATCCTAGAATCTCAAGCTATCTCTTTATTTTGTTTTATTTCATTGTTGTGATTGTTCCCTTAGCTGCTGCTATGGCAGCAGTTACAGCAGTTGTAACGTTCGTCAGCTTCGTTAACACGACACTAAAGAAACTATTAGAAGATAGAGAAAATTTGTTGCTGATGCACTCGATTAGCAAAACAGTAAAAGAAACTATTAAGAAGAATACGATAGACGTTTAAGGCGCGTTTCAAAAAAATAGCTTAGCAAACTCAAAAGAACATAAGAGATTAACCATAATGCGCTAAATATGCTCTTTTATAAAACATTAATAACGCGCGCTTTATAAAACCTAAGTGTTATCCGGGTCATAGCCGGGATCAAAAATAGAGTTAACGGTCCTATACTATGAGCGCGCTTTAGTGTAAATAAGATCAAACATGAACAAGATCGCGCTAAATATAGCTTTGGTTGTTCTCTTATCTGGTTGCATGAACCGCACAGATAGTAAAGGGCAAAAAGTAAGCAGTAATGCTCCTATGTTCATAACTCCAAACACGAAAGCAATTCCCGTAAATAACCCAAAGGTGAATGAAGTTGCGCCAAATAAGCCAGCTCAAGTAACGTTCAATGCTGAGAGTTATGTAATGGTAAAAGAAAAAGATTTAAATATGTTAGTAACTCAAAAGACGAACGAAACATTATTAAATATTAAAAAATCAAACGCTAATGCGCCCCAACCAAATAAGGAGTTGAATGAAGCTATAGATAACCAGATTAAAAAATCAGTTCAGCTTCCCTCAGATAATCTTGCGGCAAATGTTATCCAGTTAGCCCCTGTAGCTTCACCCGAAAAACTTTCCAGTTCCAACGCAGTTCACCCAGTTTTTGCTTTCATTCTGGTGGCGTTAAGCATGTTGGGGTTCATCCTAACTGCGGGATATTTCTTCTTCATTAAGAAGAAGGCACTGCATGAAGACCCTACCCCCACCACCACCACCGCAGCCCCAGCTGCCTCGCCGCTACCCCCCAAGGTGGCAACCGAAACCTCAGCCGAAACCCGAGCCGAAAGTTAGATCAGCAAAGATACTCAAACTTCGCCGGATTAAAAATTAATTAAAATTCACGTCACCTCTCGGGAAACCTTGAGGTGATTTTTTTTGATTTTTTTTCAGAAAATTGCTTGACGCGCGATTAAAAATCCCTAATCTGCTCGTGTATGAATAACACATCTACCGTTACTAAGCGTGGTCGGGGTCGCCCTGCGGGCTCGACCTCTTTTGTCAATGTGAGCCTTGCTGACCTTGACCAGTTCGTTGGCACTAGCAGCGCGATTCCAGTGTCGCGCATTTGGCTCGAAAAGATGGGCTTGACTATTCAAGCAGTTCAGCGCACGATTCAAGAAAGTGAAGTTGAAACCTCTACCCCCAAGGTGGAATTCAAGATCACTAAGCTCTAACCTATACTAAAATGAAACGCTTTGCTGAATTAGTTGGACAAGAAGATGTTAAGAAGAAGCTCGGCTTCTACCTCGATGCTCATGTAAAAACACAAAAGTTTCCTTTTCTCCTACTAACAGGGGCAAAGGGAATGGGCAAGACTGAGTTCGCGAAAGAAACTGCGCGCGGCATTAACGCGAAAGATGGCGCACCTCGCGCGTTCCTCGAAATCAACTGCGGCACTATCAAGAACGCTCAAGTGTTCTTTGAGCAAGTGTTCGCTCCTGTGATTCAAGGGAACGAAGTAACGGTGCTCCTAGACGAATGCCACGCGCTCCCCAGAGACTTAATGACTGTGCTTCTTTCTGCTTTCAATACTGAGAAGTTAGATGTTAAGCAAATCAATTGGCGCGATGGGATGTACGAGTTTAACTTCAAGTTGCAAAGCTTTATGCTTGCGACTACTGAGGCTGACAAACTGTTCTCTCCTCTCAAAGACAGACTCACTCCTGTGGACTTTCAACCGTACACGATTTCGGATGTTGCTAAGATCATAGAGAAGTCTCTCCCTGACATTAACTTTAAAGGTGACGTGTTGGAAAAGATCGCTGCTACTGTTCGTGGTAACGCCCGGTCTGCGGTTCAGCGCTCGAAGCAGATTGAACTTTACTGTGAGACCAAAGCTAACAAAGACTTCGGGACAAAAGAATGGAATGATTTGTGCGATAAGATCGGTATCAATCCATCTGGCTTAAACAACACTGAGATTCAAATTCTTCGCGCTCTTAAAGATCGTGGAGACTGCACGCTGAATATGTTGTCGGCCATCACTGGTATGAGTCGTTCCGCATTGCAACGAGATTCCGAAATCTTTTTGCTTCAAAAGGGGTACATGAAAATTGAAGGTACTCGCAAGCTCACTGCGGCAGGAACAAAAGCCTTGGAAAATCTTCAGAAAAAGGCTTGACGAATTGAGAGTGTTAGGGTAGATTGTAGGAGGGGAACATAAGCGAGACTGGGCAACCTGCGTAGTGGTGGCCCACCAATTTAACATGAAAAAACATAAAGTTGCAATATGGGTTGAGGATGGCATGATACAAGGCGTGCGCGCCTCTTTGGATATTGATGTAGAAGTTATCGACGTGGACTTCGGCGGGCAAGATAGAACAGGTGCCGAACTTAAGTGGGACACTTATCAAACTGAACTTCCTTTCTCTATTTTTTAATATGAAAACATTCCGAGTACAATTCCTAGACGACATCTCAGCCGAAACTGAAGAAGAAGCTTACGCTATTCTTCTCGAATCGCTTGCTAGCATGGCGCAGTACCAAGACGCTACAGCGTTTCAGTTCGAAGAGGTCGAACACAAAACCTACCAGACACATTAAAAAAAGTAAAGGTGAACTCTATAAGGGTAAATATAGAGTTCAAAGCTGAATCAATAATGAGTTAATAGTAAATAAATAAGGGTTAAGGTATATATATTAATTTGATTGAAAAAAAGCTGCGGTAACCGGGCCAGGCCCGGCGCCTTCTATATAGCACTATAGTTAGCACTATATAGGGGCGGGGGAGATTTATATATTATAGCATCTTTTTTTTCCTGAGCAGTATAATTAAAATTATAAAGAAAAGGAACAGTTGAAATTCCAAGGGGAAAATGGGGGCGCTGTCACCGCCCCCGATTGCTTAGGCAGTTACCAACTCGGGCTTGAGGTCAACGGTGAGGTTGAGACCCGCGAACGGGTCAAGGATGCCGTGCAACGCTTGACTCCGCTTGGGCAACGCGATCAGGTTCCCTTTGTAAACCTGAGTGAATGCGTTGTGAAGACTCCAGAGGTTGCGCGGGGCGAACTCCTCATGAAGAGGCTTTTCCCATTGGTCAAGAACGTCGGCAATCATAGTTTTGCCAACCGCGCCAGCACGATAGCCGCGCAGGATAAGAGTGCCCGCCTCGTCATCGGTCAACGGGGTTGCCTCATACTTAGCTACGCGCGTAGCCTGCTGGTTCCACATATCGGACAGCGCACCAATTCCACGCGAAACGATTTGCGGTAGGTCGCGCAGCACGTTGCTAGTGTGACGGCGAGCAAAAACAATTTCGTTGTGGAAAACAAGGTTGGAGCAGACAAACGGAGCATTGCCAGCGCAGAAGCCAGCGGGGAAGCATTTGTCGTGCGAGTTGCGCAAACCAACAACGGTGCCAGACGAGCCAGCGCGCCCCATGTCCACCTCGAAAAGACCAAAGTAACGTTGACCGAAGCGAGCGGTCGTGTGGATTTCTTGCTTGATAGCAAGGTTCGCATTTTTCATTTGGTCGCGGAAAATCGAAACGAGGTCAGCGTGAGGGATCGGCTGATACGTTTCGGTAGCGTTAGGAGTCGAAACCTTGGCGAGATTGGCAAGGCTGATTTCGGAGTTGTCTGCACCGCAGACACGCAAGTTGATAGCATTCATGTTTTTGTTTTGTTTTGGTTAATCTGACAAAGGGAAGTGTGAGGATATTCGCGCAGAGTTCAAGAACTTTTTTGATTATTTTTTACGGCCCAGTCGCGGGCGTAGGCGTCGGACTCAACGACTTTATCGTTGAGCCACTTGGCGAACGCGTCCGCGTCCTTGATTTCAACACCAGGGATGTTGTAGCTGTAAGCGATACTCTTCAGAGTTCCGCGCATTGCACCGTACAGGATAGGATAGGCTACGTTTTGATTCATGAGTGGAGCTTAATGGACGGAACCACACTTGCAAACTTTTTTTTGCTTTTTTTTACAGATAGCTGCGAACAATTTTCGTGCCAACTGAATTTTAATTCGTACTTGGCATGGAAATTTATTTACGAAAAGTGCTTGACAGGGGGGGGCGCCGGGCCTGGCCCGGATTGTATATAGCGCTATATATAATTTTATATAGCGCTACACATAACCAGACTATGTTAAGGCTTAGAAAGTCGAGCCATCAACAGTGATTAAAACCTTGTCAACAAATTCCCCCGCTTCTGCAAGTGTGGTGGTCTCGTCAGTGAGGGCGCGAACCGCTTTAATCAAGGCGACTCTATTAGCCTTGCCATTGGCGCAACTGTAACCCTCATCAAAAATTGATGCGATTGCAAAACGAATATCGGCGTGGTCAAGGTCGCGCAGGCGAGACTTGGAGCTAACTGCGGGCAGAGGGTCCATTTCAATTTCAATGTCCTTAGCTTCAAAGCCTGTTTTGAGAACAAAGGCGTCAATGATGTCGTGTCTGTTAATGAGGAGTTTCATGGTGTTAGATTTATTTTTAATTATTAAAATTTTCTGCAACGACGGTAGCAACTGGACAGAATTTTTCGTGAAGACTGCGGGCAAAGTAACATTCGTTGCGGTCGCTATTCCAACCAGTAAAAGTGAACTTGCGCCCACCGTAACTTAAAACTTTTCTGCATATTTTTGCAACGTCATCCCATCCGTTTGGGACTTGGATCATAAGAAATTCGCGCGCAATGTCTGGGCGGTGAGAGTAAACAACTGCAATTTCGTTCGGAACAATAGTGGCTTTCATGGGGCAAGAGTGAATTTAAATTAAAAAAAAGTAAAGAAAAAAGATTATACTTCTTCGCTTTTTCTCACATCGCAACGGGCAGAGTTTGCGTCTGCGAAACTTTTCCCACCTTGAGCATCCACGGCTCAGGATGAGCACCCAAACACTTCAACCAATCCTTTGGCGTAGGAATGAAACCGCAATCTTCCATTAGATGTTGCTCTGCGATCAGCTTGACAGCGATAGCTTGATCGCGCGAATTGTAAACGGCGTGACCAAACTTTTCAACCGCCCACTGAATGCCCGCGCTATGGTGGCGCAATGCACGATGCGTCCAATCTCCGGTATGCACTTTCGTTTCGTCAAACCAGTCGTGAATAGCAATGTAGTCTTGCCATTCCCCGCCCCATTTGCGTGCAGTTGACTCAGCGTGTTTGAGCGGTGTCATTTTAAGTTTTATTCGGCAATTTCCAAGTCACCATTCTCACCGTCACCTTGGGTGCGAGCCATATACCATGAACTAGCCGTGGCGGTTTTTTTCAATAGGTCATACAAAATATCGTCGCCATAGTCGTTGCCGTCACCAGCACCGCTATAACCATACGCTTTCCAAGCCCAACGTTCAATTTCTTCTTCAAACTCGGTGTTGCTCTCAAAACCGTTTTGTCCATTAACGTACACACCCAGATAACCTTCGTCGCTACCTCCAGAGAATTTAAGTTCAATCTGGGTGATACCCAGAGAAACGGCTTTGTTATAGATTTTCTTGCTTAGTGGTTCGATTTGCATGATCTGTTAGTATGGTTAATGTTTTTGAAAAGTAAAGAATAAAAAAGAAAAAAGTTGGGGGAGGGGATCGCTCCCCGCCCCCTTCCCAGTGGTGATTATCCTAGTGGTTTGGTCTAACGGCTTGCGCCTCCCATTGGGCTTGCGCCACTCACTAGATACACCTGTTCCCTTGCGGAAATTTTAATGTGGTGGCGGTAGTTTTCAACCGCTAATACCCAGCGCTAGGAAGGGCTGCTCCATACTTTGCTTCACCACAAAATGGTGCGGGGGAGTAGGGCTTGCCTACATCTTCGTCTGCCGACGAAATCCTCAATTAGACGATCCCCCGCTTAAACCCGCCTGCGCCTAGAAGCATTTCTGCTTACTCGGGTGAACCCGCATTCAGCACAGGAGGGAAGTTGATTAAAGAACTAGGCAGAGAATAGGGAATGAAGAGAGGTGTGCAAGATTTATTTTGATTATTTTACATCTTTCGCGAATCAATTTCTGTGCCAACGTTATTTTTATTTGCGTTTGGCATGGAATTTTATTTGGAGAAAAGGCTTGACAAGGGGCGCCGGGCCTGGCCCGGTTTGTTTTTTTTTCGATACATTTTATTTATTTTTTATTCATTTTTTATTTGCCTTCGTTCTAAAAACGTTCACTGTTCACGCATGGCCAAAACGCTTCCTCTACTTGCTAGCAATTCAGACGCGAAAACCTCAAAAGGGTTTGCGCTTAGATACTTGACGGACATTCTTTACCTCGCTCCAGCAAACGAGGGCGGGTTTGGAAATTTGTGCCCTAACGCTTCGTTAGGCTGCTTAGCTTCCTGCTTGTTTACTGCGGGGCGTGGGCGAATGAGCAACGTGAGGCTCGGGCGCATTCGGAAAACGCGGCTTTTCTTTACAGATAAAAAAGCGTTCTCTGAGCAACTGTTCAAAGACATTGCTCGGGGCATAAAGCGTGCGGCCAAACTTAGTCTCGGCTATTGCGTGCGGCTGAACGGGACAAGTGACATTCCTTGGGAGAGGCTCGGCGTCTTCGAGAAATTTCCCGACGTGCAATTTTACGACTACACGAAAAGTTTTTCCCGTGCGATCACGCACGCCAACGGGCAAATGCCCAAAAATTATCACTTGACTTTTTCGCGTTCGGAAACGAATAGCGAACAATGCGCGCGAGTGCTTGCGGCGGGCGGTAACGTTGCGGTCGTTTTTGCTTCTTCAAACTACCCCGCCGCTTGGCAAGGTTTCAAAGTTGTCTCGGGCGACGATACTGATTTGCGTTTTCTAGACGAGAAAAATGTTGTTGTTGCGTTGTATGCCAAGGGCCAAGCAAAGAAAGATCCAACTGGTTTTGTCGTTGCAACGTGAAACGCTTTATTTTTCCCTTGCTTTTATTCGTTGTAATTCTCGTAGTGCTTTTTTCCAAAAGGTCAAGACAAAAATAAAATGAATTAATATGCCCGTTTGTGCATAGCGCTATGCACACACCGGGCCCGGCCCGGTGGCTTTTAAAGTTTTTGCACGAAGCAAGATTAAAATAAAACTCATGCGCGTTAATGATGCCGCGCCCCATCATGGAAAATCAATACTCTGCTCGGGTGATTTTGCTGCCAAGCCCCTTGGCCAATTCATAGATGTGGTTGAGATTGACTTCACGGCGTTGGCCCTTGTTGTTCACGGCAGTGGCGTGACCACTGACGAAGCGAATGTTCTCATTGCCAATTTCTTGCAGAACCGCGACCTCTTCATCCGCAAGATGCAGACTAAGCTCTTCCATAAAGTCAATGTCAATACCAACGTCTTCATCGTTTCCGTCAGCATCCTTTTTAATTTCCCATCGGTGGTTTGGAACTCCGTCCTCAAACAAAATTCCGATTGTGCCTTCAGTTTCATGGACAATCTTGTCCAGTCCAACGAGTTGTTTAATCCATTTGTTAAACGCATCAACATCTTTGACGCGGAAATAATTTGTGCGGGCCATGCTAGTGTATGTTGCCATGTTATTATTTGTGATTTATTTTTTATTTATTGCGAGACTTTTTGGGAGTAACGAAGGAGACGCAGCGAACACGAAGTTTATGCTCGGCGCGTTCAGCTCGCGTTACGGCAGCGTCATACATATTGGTAACGTGGTCAAAGGTTTTTTTTAAGATTCTGAATTGTTCTTCGGCTTTATCGGCGCGGTCTCTGTTCGCAATAAATAGCTCTAAGTAATGCGCGGCCCACTTGCTTTCGTTATCGCAATCCAAACGGAGTTGGTTGCGCTCAGCAATAACGACTTTCAAGCTCTCCCAAATGGCGGGCTGAAGTTTTTGTGATTTTGTTTTCATGTTATTAACAATAGCAGAGTTTTTATTGATTGCAAGACTTATTTTACTTTGATGATGCGATCTTTGTTGGTAGCGAGTTGAGCTTCCCAAGCGGCAACAATTGAATCGACTGCAAACTTGTGCTCGTCTTCTGTTAGTCGCATAGCAGCGCAAGCCTCGTCAAGCTCAAAGACAAGATTGCCGATTTGAATGCCAGTGATGTGTGTTTTAGAGTTCATATTTAAAACAATGACTTATTTTTTAATGAGGGCAAGACTTATTTTAAATTTGAGCGTAGATTTTTTTGCCGTGAATAGCAACGTAGCGGGCATTTTTAATTGGCGACCCATCTTTTGCAAGCACAAAAGTTGAGAATTTGTAAGGGTTGTAAGTTACCTCAACAGAATTCTCGGGGATAATTTGAGTAATTCCTGTGTGCAGGTAGCTGTTCCAATCGCCGCTTACCCATGCGTGAACGTTCTTGCGCCGATTCTTCAGCACTCTCTGCCGCCCCGCTTCGCTAACGTGGAACGTGGGGTTGTCAAGAGCAATCGCGGGAGCGTGAGCAACAACTTTCCCACCCACTCGCACCGATAACATTTTCGCCCGAAGGTTGAAGTAGACTTGTGTTTTGAGTTTCATGATTAAAATTCTGATTAAAAAATGACGAGACGCAACAACAAAATAACGAAAAACAAAAGAATAAATACGAAATAGTAAATACGTTAATAGTAAATAAGGCTTGACAGCCCCAAGATTGGGGAATTTTCCCCACCCCCACCGGGCCAGACCCGGTATACAATTGTATATAAGCTATATACAACCATATATAAGCTATATAGTTTCGGTGGTGTTTAATGAAGGGCAAAAAAACCTCCCCATGCCGCAAATTCTCTTTGCGTACTATTCCACCGAAAAATTGATATAGTTAGCCGTGGGCTAAGCAGTCTTCTTTATATACTACGGAACTCTCGTTTACTTCGCGAAGATATTCCGCCATTTCTTCGCTAGTGCATTTGCGCATATAAGAATTTGGCCAACCAACCAAATCCTCGCGATGAAAAGAGGTCGCGCAAACGCGCGGCCCCGTTGCAATGACGCGCTCAACTCGGCGCGTGATAGTATTGTACCACAGTTGTCCGTTTTTCATTTGTAGAATATATGATTTCCGATTTTCGTTGTATATGCAAGTTTTTTCGCCCAACTAGGGGAAACTTTTTCGGCGTGGTAATGAGTCGCGCCGTTTGTATAATTTGATTTATTTTTGACTAAAGTTAAAGCCTCGCGCCATTTGGGATGACGTTTGGCAATTTCAATTCCTCGCTCAGTAGAAACTTTATTCCAACACGAGAATTGTTTTGGAGCTAAGCAAACGGAAATTTCCGTTTTATTCTTTGCTCGGTTGGCGATAACTTCGCGAACCGCTGCCATTGCGCGGGCGTCGCTCTCTCCGCCCGCTTCCAAGATAAGAGTTGCCGCAACGATTTCCCGAGCGGAGATTTCCACCTTGTCGCTTTGCGCGTTTAAAGACGAAACTAAAAAAGTAAAGGCAAAGAAATGTTTGAGTTTCATGAGATTATTTACTTAACTCCGAAACAAGCTGATTCGGCGTAAATTTCCGCACTCTCTTCCATTTTCACAAGCTCGGAATTGAGTTTTTGGCGAAACGCAAGGGCGTGCTCGGGGCTAACGTCAACAGGGAGGCAAAATTCGATATGACGGAATAGCAGGCTTTCCATCGCCGCTTTGATGTAAACATCTTTGATTTGGTTTTTATTCATGAGACAGAGTATGGTGATTTTTTTTAAAAAAGCAAGATTTATTTTCGCTTTTTTTATTTTTATTTTCTGAGGTAATTCGCGATTTCCTCGGGAGTTGCGCGGCGAAAATCTTTCGCTACTGAAACGTTGGCGAGCAAACCGACCGACGATTTGTGGTGGCGGTGTTCTACTTTTTCGCCGCTTACCTTGACGATTCGTTCAACGCGAGCGTTAGCGAGGTGAAAGTAGAGGTAACCTTTTGTGATTTTATTTTCCATGCCCTGAAGATAGCAGAAAACTAATTGCGCACAAGTTTTATTTCGTTTATTTTAAAAAAGAATTCTCATGCCAAGTGATTTTTAATTCGCAGTTGGCACGCAATTTTATTTTGAAAAAAGTTCTTGACACGTATCCGCCGGGCCCGGCCCGGATTGTATATAGCACTATATAGATTTGTATATAGCGCTATGTATTATTTTTTATTTAAAAATATTAGATTGCGCCCGTGCGAGCGCAAACCGCGCTTGCTCGGATGTTGGCAACGGTAGCCGATTGAAAATTTGAGCCTTGCGCTCGCAAGTCGCGCGGAGGCTTAGAAGAAAACAAACCGCGCCCAAACATCTCGTCCCATACTTTGGGCGTCGTGCCCGTCATTACAAACTCGCGCTCGCCTGCGCTAAGAAGGGGAAAAGCGTCTTGCACCAAAGTGCCGTTTTCCCATGCGCGCGACGCGGCGATAAATTCGTCTCGCGTCATTGGCAAATCCATTTGATAAATTTTTCCGTTAAATTGGCAGCGTTTGGTGAGTAACATGATAGAGATAATGTTGATTTTTTTGTTTCGCGCAAGGTTTATTTTAAAAGAAACGAAAGATTTATTTCGTGAATTCAGAGTTGGCGAACGTCACGTCAGACGCTGCGTCAAGAAAGTAAGCGGCGCGGGCTGCGTCATCGGCGAGGCGGTCGTTTTCGGCGCGGTGAATAAGCGCCCGCAGGTCGCAAATTACAGAGTCAAGGCGAACGTCAATGCCGTCGCCTAGTTGCTGCTCGCGCAACGCGCTTAAAACGAGGGAGGCTTCATCGACTGACATTAGGAGGTGAATAGGATTCATGAGACAAAGAATGATAGTTTTTCGCGTGCGGTCAACTTTTATTTTTAATTATTTTAAATTATTTTCGGGACAATTCTCATGCCAACTCATTTTTATTCGCACTTGGCACGGAAATTATTTTTGATTTTTTTGCTTGACAGGCACCCGCCGGGCCGGGCCCGGATTGTATATAGCACTATATACTTTTTGATACAGTGCTGTATGTAGTTTGATAAAGCGCTATGTAGTTTTCTACATAGCGCTATGTAGTTTTATTTATCGCCCTCTATTGCAAGCGAAGTTGGAAATTTGCGCGAGATTAAAGGATTTGTAAGCGTGACCGTCAACGGCGCTTTCTCCAGAATCGTTATTGGTTTTAACGGTAACAAACTCCTCTCCGTTTTTAGACGTTACGATGCTGCGCGAGGAATGCACGCCCCATGCTCGCTCCCCGAAAGGGAGATAACCCACGACGCCATTGCGACGCGAGACGGTTCCATCTTTCTTTGTGTAGTCGAAGGCGACAATGGCAGCGCCGTTTTTGACGATTTTTTCAATTTGTTCTTTGAGGTTCATAATGTAAAAGTGTTTTTAAAACGTTAAGGTGTCAAGGTTTTATTCCGCGTTTTTGTCGGAAAATTTTTCAGCGAAGGTTTCGGCATCACGCTCAAATTCAGCGAAGCTGTCGGAAAGCCATTTTCTAATAGCCTCGTGATGTTCGAACGGAACTAGCGCGCTAGTGATAGGGCCAAATTCAGCGAACAGTTTGACACGTTGGGCGAGGTAAGTAGCTTGTAATTGTTGTTTGTTCATTGGGGAAAGTATGTCTGTTTTTTTGCTTTGTGCAAGTTTTATTTTAAAAGAATCAAAAGATTTTTTTAGCTAACGTCGTGATAATGTTTTTGTTTTCCATGTAACAGAGAATGACAGAAATTCTCGTGCGGTCAACTTTTATTTTCGTTTTTTTTTATTTATTTCGCGCACAATTCTCGTGCCAAGTGCATTTTCTTTTTCGGTTGGCATAGAACTTTTTTTCGCTTTTTTTCTTGACAGCACCCGCCGGGCCGGGCCCGGTTTTATCGCCTTGTCAAGCTTTTTTTTTATTTTTTATTTAAATTTTTTTCTTGACTTTTTTTATTTTCGCGTCAAACTTCGCGCAATTTTTCGCAACGCGAGAAAAAACGTGTCAAGCTTTTTAATTCGCACAAAATGATTTTTTATTCTTTTTTTTTCGGCACAGTGTGCTAGTTTATCGGCATGAAAAATATTTTAAATTTTCGCGATGGGTTCTCAATCGAGGTGGACGTTTTCGGCAACGTGCAAGGGTGGGAGAACCTAGGCTACGTGAACAGTTTGCCACAAGCGGACACAAACGCGTTATCCTTGCGCACCAAAGGAAAAAAAGAGTATCGTTCTAATCGTTCGCGTAACGTTGACCTTTTTATTTGCCCGCAGGAAAAGCTTACTTACATAGTTGACTCGTCTGGCTGATTTCTTTTTTATTCTCTCATGAAACTCAATCTCTTATCCGTTGGTAACGACGCCAAAACAAGCAAGGGCGAGGCGTTCGGTTGGCTCACCGCGATTCTTTACCTTGCGCCCGCGCGTCAAGCAGGTCGTGGCGAAGTGTGCGCGCATCGTTCAGTAGGTTGCACGCTGTCGTGTCTTTACACCGCTGGTCGTGGGAAAATGTCTAACGTTAAGAAGGCGCGCATTCGGAAAACGCAACTGTTCTTTGACGATTTCGCAACGTTTAACGCGTTACTAATGGCAGACATTCGTGCGTTCGTTGCGTATTGTGAAAAACAAAAGATGCGCGCTTGCGTGCGCTTAAACGGAACGAGCGACATTTCTTGGGAACGTCTCGGAGTGTTCGCCGCGTTTCCTTCTGTTCAGTTCTATGATTACACCAAGTCGCCTATTCGTGCGTTACAATTCGCAAGGGGTGCAATGCCAACGAATTACCATTTGACCTTTTCACGTAGCGAAGGCAATGAAGTGTTAGCCTTAGACGTGTTGCGTGCTGGTGGTAACGTTGCGGCTGTATTCGCAAACGCATTACCTGAAACGTGGAAAGGTTTTAAAGTTGTCGATGGCGACAAAAGTGACTTGCGATTCGCAGACGCGCGCAACGTTGTCGTTGGTTTAAAAGCAAAGGGTGACGGAAAAAAAGATTTGACAGGATTCGTTATTCAGTAAGGGAAAATCTAATGACCTCAGAACTTTTCCCCCTCGTCTTATTCTTTTTAGTCTTGTTCGTGCTACTAACAAACAAACGGAAAAAAAAATGAAATTGGCGCTTGCAATCCAATGCGAGCGCCCTAGTGTTTTCGCATGGAAAATAAAAATCAATACAACTTCTGGAACCGCGCAGTCGCTGGCATTCCTACGAACGCCACTCAAACGGAATTTGCTAAGCAAGTTGCCCAAAACGTTTTTGAGATTCGCCTAGCGGATTTTAACGGCGACGTTAAGCGCGCGGAGAAACACACCGTTGCGAAATTGCGTTACGATGAAGATTTTTGGGGCGACGCAGAATGGGAGTGGCGCAATCGCCAAATTGAAGACCGCGCGGACATGGCGGCGGAAATGCGCAACGAGTAGCGGGTGGGGTGGTGGGGGGTGGGCACACCCCCCCCCATTTTTTAAAAATCGCGGACCGTTTTTGCCGGGCCTTCGGGGGGGGGTGGTATTTAGTTCGCTCTACTACCATTTATACCATTCTAATTCTCTTCTTCCCCTCTCTACGCCTTCTTTACTATGCTATAAAACCCTATCTTAACCCCAAAGCCTCTTAAAAGAGGCGTTACCTCTTGGTGAAAACAAGAGACACTAACATAATGGATAATAACAAAACAATCATTAACCAATCTGATTCGGCGCTTCTCTTCTTCACGAAGATCTTTACACTACCCCCTCCCCATTTATAGAAAATGGGAGAAATGACCCAATCTTTTTCTGCTTCACGAACCGGGAACCGGGGAGACCCCCTCTAGTTCACCTTTAATATGGAAGATCATGTAATTTTTTTAATTAAGCGGTTGATTTCTCTTTCATCGAACGGAAAGAGGTCGTCGCCAAGGTACTCTTTCACTTGAATGTAAGTGGGCATTTCATTCGTAACTGCGGGACTTAGGAAATTAACCTTTAAACGATTTTGCTTAACGGGTAAATTATCAAACAGATAAACTCTATCAGCAGGCTTCAAATCAATAGTGTAGCCCCCTCGAACGTGTTCGCGAGCCCAAATATCGCCAATGTCGAAGCCTAAGTCAAAAACCTCATTCATTTTTATTGCATAATCATAAATAGCAATGGTTAACATGCGCACTTCTCCGATCTCGCGGAGTTTAGCGAGAAACTCTTTTGCGCCCGGTCTCATGCTCACTTTAAAAATTTCATCTTGTACAGTAACGAGCACTGGATCTACAGTTGGTTTTTGCCAACTCTCGTAAGTGTGAATTAACGTCTCGTCCAGATCAACGAATATATATGGTTTCATAGGTGTTAATAAGCCATCTTGTTTGCGGCGTTTGCTAACGCAACCCAAAAGTTTCTCCAAATTTTGTGATAAAAGAAGCTGTAAAACTTAGTGTAAAAGAAATATTTATTAATCCACTTGCTTTGCTCTTTTTTTATTTTTTTCGTAAATTCTATTTCGCGAGCTTTTCTTTCCGCATTATCTGTCTTTTCAAATTTAAATAGTTCAATTTTTTGAAGTTTGCCCTCAGTGAAAATAGCTTTAAATTCTACCCAGCAATCCCACTTATCTTGAACACTGCTAAGGTATTCATAGAAAAAAATCTCACCGTGGAAATTTACTTTCTCAAAATATGGGTCTTCCCTTTGCAAGCGACCGATTCTATCGGGGAAGCTCTTGCCTTTTTTATCCCCCTCTATCCATTTTGAGATTTTATGTTTTTCTATAAACAGTTGGTCATCTTGGATAACGTAAAGTGACATAGTGCGATCCAAATCTTTAGTTTGAAACGACAAGTTATTTTTAATAATACCAAGGCTAATCATTTCCTCAGAAAAAGGAAGATTGCCTGAAACAGAGATATTGTCGAACATGCCCATATTATTTTTTTGTTAATTTAAATGCCCCGTCAGATTGCTCGGTCCAGATGATTTCATCGCCAACTTCCCAGCCTAAGTTATCCATGAAGACTTGAGGAATCTCAATGAATTGGTCGCCATTGTCAAGAGTTTTTACCGCAACAATAGCTTTCTTAGCAAAGATTTCGTCCCAATTGTTTTTAAATTCATCTTGGGAGATAGAAAATGGTCTGGGTTTTGATCCTTTGCCGTTCATACATTAATTATAATTCTGATAGTCAGGATAATCAAAGGATTTTTCGAGAAACTCTTGCAGCTCTTTGCTGAATTTGTTATCGGCAGTGACCGAATCAAACCAAATGTTGCGCTTTTCCAATTCTTGGAATACTCTATTATGAATAGCATCAAGGTCTTCCATCCAAATTTCGCGGTTTAATTTTAATTTATTTTTAGATTTCATGTTACGGATACTATAGAGAATTGTTTATCGTTGTCAACGTTAATTACTAAAGGTTTATTATTTACCAGATACGCTTCGTCGCAGATAGAAGCATTCGCGAAAATTGTTTTTGGTGTAACATGGCTAGTTCCGCCCGAAAAATGTATATGCCCAAACAAATGAAGTTTCGGTTGTATTTTTAAAGTTGAGTTAAGTAAGTCAGCGCAGCCAACACTTTTATAAAGGCCATTTCCAGCTGGAGCAGTGTCGCAAATTTTATAGGGAGGGCCATGAGTGATCAAAACATCAGTTCCTTGCGGAATAAGATCCCAATGCTTCTTGATTTTCTCGCCGCGATCACGATTAAAAGCCCAATTAAAAAAAGTTGGCTGCACGGGGCTACCCCAAAACTTCAAGCCCTCCAACTCGATGCCAGAATCTTGGAGGTAATGCACGCCAGCAGGCATCATTCTTAAAAAAGAATCTATGTCTGATGGATTGGCTTGCTCAAAGTAAAGATCGTGATTTCCAGCAATAAAAATTTTATGTTTGTGTGGGTGCGTGCCAAACCAATTAACGAATCTTAATGCGTCAATGTATCGGCCATGCGAACAGAAGTCTCCGCAGTGAATTAAAATATCACCATCTGGAATTTGCATTCCGAGATGTTGGCCATGCGTGTCAGAGATTACAACTATTTTGGTCATAAAATAATCTTACCCTAATAATTTGATTTGTCAATAGCTTTGAAACAAAAAAGTGTAAATTATTAGGATGGAAAAAGAATTCAATGGGTTTATTTCTGATAACTCAGTGCTCATTGTCGCTGCGGTAGCTTCTTTGCTTTTTAAAGAATTTATAATTAATATTGTTAAAAGCCTTGTTTTTAGAATGACGTCTGGTTTAAAAGAGGATGATGTTCTTATTTTTTGGGACGGGTCGAAGAGCGTAGCTAGAATTGTGCGTATCGGCTGGATGTCAACTACCTTATTTATATATGATGTTAGTGCGGAAGGAGTCGTTACTGGCGGTCACAGGATAACGATGCAAAATGTTAAATTTGAGAATGTTAAGTTGCTCAAGAGATTGTCTATGATTGACGAATGCGACTTGAAAACATTCAGGAAAGACAAATAATAATTTGCCATGCCTTACGTTTCTTACAACAACATCAGAGCTTTAGTCTCAAATGGAGATTCGCAGAGCTTATCGACAGGATCGTATAATATTTTATACGCAACGAATTTTAGCGCAAGTAACACAACTCAATTAAAAATAGTTAAAAGAATTGGCCAACAGCTTGATTATTATATTCAAACAGGCCCGAAAAGCGCATCAATCTCAACTTCAGTTATTCCCGTAACTGGCGCAGGGTTCAATCAATTTACTGGATTTTTAGCTTTAACTGGAGATTTCACAAGCGGTTCATACATTCAAGTTCCTAATTACAGATTCGATAAATGTTTCTTAAAGTCATTTGGATTTTCTCTTGAGCCTTGGAAACCCGTTACGGTGGAAATGCAATTTGATTCTTATGGCATGGCTACTGGAAACGGAATAGATCCTCACGCTGGCCAAGAAGCGCTTCAAACAGGAATTGTTTCTCCATTAAGGGGAATGAGCGTTACTCTTACCGCTGCGAACTTTGCTCAAACCATTAACCAGTACGAAAATTTAAATTTTAACGTAGAAGTTGATCGCGCTGCAAATTTTGAAATCGGCCAGATCTATCCTACTAAAGTGAGCGTTTCGAAAATTACAAAATCATTGCAAATTAACGGCATATCCAATGCTTATTGGCTTTCTGATTATGAGCCTAATACCACCGTATCTGTGACAATAGGGATGCCTGATGGCAATTCCTTTTCAGTCGCTGGAGTGTTAAGCTCGCAGAGCTTATCGGTAGATGGTAATGGTGTAGCAAAAGGAGGACTACAGATAATCGAAGAGATGGTATAACTTTATGGCAAAAAAGCCCAAAAAAACAAAGTCAGCATCTATGGAGTTAGTTATTCCGCAGATGAAAACGCAGATTAAATTCAAGGAACGCAAGTTCAAGTTCACTGAAAAACAACAACAGCTATTAAAAATACTTCTAGCAGACGAAACTAAAATAGTCTTTATAGCTGGGCCAGCGGGCACCTCAAAGACTTTCATGGCAGTTTACGGGGCACTTAACCTTATAGACAACAATGAAAAAGACATTATCTATATCAGAACTATCGCTGAAAGCGGCGAAAAATCTCTTGGCTCATTGCCGGGAACAGTTGGTGAAAAGTTTCAGCCGTATCTCCTGCCTCTTGAAGACAAAATTCAAGAAATGATCGAACCTACTGATGCTCATCGTTTAAGGGATGACGGTAGAATCTCTGCAAGTCCTGTTAACTTTCTCAGAGGTAGCACTTTAAGAGATAAAATAGTAATTGCAGATGAAGTTCAAAATTTTACATTCAGGGAGATCACAACTCTTCTTACCAGAATTGGGGAGGGGAGTAAAATCTTTCTCTGCGGAGACTTTATGCAGTCAGACATTAAAGGCAAAAATGGATTTTACGATTTTTATAATTTATTTGCAGACGAAGACTCCGCGCAGCATGGGGTTTTCTCATTTGAATTCTCGGAAGAAGATATCAAAAGAAGCGAAATCCTAAAATTCATTGTGAAGAAAATTAGAAGCATTAGCTCAGTATAATACGTAAAGCGCGCAAGCTAACGAGTGTTAACAAGATAATTGAAATTTAAAGACGCGCGTTTACAATATTAGTAAAGCTGGAAAGTCTCAGCGATCAACTCAACAAATTAAAAATTAATAATATGGCAAGCGTTTTCTGTACAAATTGTGGAGCGAAGCATGAGTATGCTGGGTTTGCCCCGAATTTCTGCTCAAAATGTGGAGGTTCGATTAGTGGGAAAGTCTCAGCTCAATTGCAGAAAAAGTCAAATAGCATAGCGAGATCTGATGATGTAGAAGAAGAGTCAGAAGACAATACAAATATAGATGAAGTGCCAAGTATCAGCAAACTTGATGTGGAAATAGAAATGGACGGCGGCTTTAGAGCTTTTAATTTGGAAGATTTATCGCGCAACCCTCAAGCTGGAGCAAGAAAATTTGCTCCAAAAAGAGTTGGTGGGATAGGCGGCTTATCACCCACTAAATATGGAAGCACAAAAGCAAGAGAAGATTAAGTACGAAGATAAGCACGAGGTTATTGACAAAATTATACAAAGGCACAGGTATATCTGGCAGCTTAAAGCTATTGCTTGGATGGACTATGAGGACGTTGCTCAAATTATTCGTTTCCATATTTCTAAAAAATGGAAAATGTGGAAGCAAGAGCGCCCACTTGAACCTTGGATAGCGCGCATCACAGTTAATCAAATTAAGAATCTTCTTCGAAATAATTATTCAAATTATGTTCGCCCATGTTTGGCTTGTAAATTTAATATGGGCAATGAGCCTCCAGCTTGTTCGATAACCCCAAGCGGAAGGCAGTGCAGCGAATGTCCGTTGTATAAAAAATGGGAAAAAACAAAGAAGTCCGCATACGATGTGAAGCTTTGCGTGTCTATAGAAAATCACTCGGAGTCTGTGCATGGGATGAGAGACGCGAATTTCGATATCCTGTCAAGCGCCCAAAGACTTCACGAAGAGATGAAGCATCGTTTAGCTACAAAACAATATAAAGTTTATTCAAGACTTTATATCGACGGCGCGGACGAGGAAAAGGTTGCAATGGAAATGGGATACAAAACAAACGAAAAGGGGAAGAAGGCTGGTTACAAACAAATCAAAAATTTGAAAAAACTATTCAAGCAGGTAGCTACTAAAATTCTACAAGACGAGGACATTTTAAGTGGCCAACGATAAAATAAGTTTTAGCGACGAAGATAAAAAGAAGATCGTGGAAATTGCGAAAGAATTTCCTGATTTAAATACTATCACGCGCAAATTCTTTAATGATGAAAATCTGGATGGCAGAACCAAGCAAGGAATCGCGATTAGGTCTTTGCTAGCGTCGAATAAAATACAATATAAAACTTCTAAGTACGAAAAAATTGGAGAATTGCCTCTCAGTCCAGAGCAAGAGCAATTCATTGAAGATCAGGCTGGTAACGGAATCTCAGCTTTAAGAATTGCGGAACTTCTTTACCCAGATCGCCCAATCTCGGCAATGGGATTAGAGCACAGAACTGTTGGCGCTCATATTAGAAACTCTGACTGCGAAAATAAAGCTGTATCCGACGACGCGATGTTTGTAAAATATCAAACGCCGCGCTCGATAGAAAGAGTTATAAATAGAATTAACGAAGCTACTGGCGAAAAGATAAATAAAGAGAAGTTTAGTAGACATCATAAAATATGCGCCGAAAAACTGTCTATTAATCTAATAAATTCAAGATTTCAAAAAATTATCAATTGCTATACGTCGCAAGAGGATAGGAATATATTTGAGCAAGAATTTATTCGCATGACATGGGATAAACCAGATCTAACTGCGGACGAAGTTAATTTGTACATGAACGTTTGCAAGGAAATTATCAATCTAGAAACTATCTCTCGCCATTTGGACAAGCTCAATAAGATGTTTGAGGAAACTCAAGAGCAAAATGAAATGAGTATTCGTTTAGCTGAAATTATCAAAGCTAAAAGTGGTGAGTACCATCAATGTGAAGGTAGAGTGGAAAGTTTAATTAAAAAATTACAAGGAGATAGGCGCGAAAGAATTTCGTCTAGACAAAGGGAAAATGCTTCTGTTCTTTCTATTGTTCAACTGTTCCAAGATGAAGAAGAGCGCGGCAATATGATCAAGATTGCTGAAATGCAAAAATTACTCGTTACAGAAGAGGGCAAAAAAATGGAAAGTATGGTGGAGTGGAAGGCTCGTATCCTAGGAATATCATTAGATGATGCAGTCTAACAACTCTAACCATTGCAAAATATGCAACAGTTCCTTCGTTTCCGAAAGAAGCTTGCACGCGCATTTAAAAAAACATAAGATCGGAATTGATGAGTATTATGTTACGCAGTATCCCAGAAAAAACCTATTAACAGGTACTTACTTACAGTTTAAGGATAAAGAGTCTTACTTCGAAAAAGACTTTGAAAACAGAAAGCAGCTTTTAAGATGGTGCGAGATAGAGTCTCCAGAAAATGTTAAGCAACAGATTAAAAAAATGTTAGCTTACAGAGTTAAGAGCAAAGATTTAAAACGCTCCCCTTGCCATTTAGAATTGGAGACTAGTGAGATGCCAACTATCGATCTTTATAAAAAACATTTTGGAACATACTCTAACGTGTGCAAAGAGATTGGAATAGAGCCGATGTTTAAAAAGAGTTTGCCTAAAAAGTTCCATGAAGACTTCTCCAATGTCAATATATTCGTAGATACTAGAGAGCAGCAACCACTTAGCTTTAAAAACGAAAGGCAAGTTAAGTTGGATTTTGGAGATTATACTGCTAGCGGATCAAATTATACAAAAACTTTTGTAGATAGAAAGTCGGAGTCTGATTTTAAAGGAACTCTTGTCGGCGAGAATTTAGAAAGATTTAGGCGCGAGCTTCAAAGATGCAAAGACATGGAGTGTTATTTGTTTATCGTGGTTGAATCTACTTTAGAACGGATAAGCACTAACAACGACTTCACCCCTCACAAATCGAATCTAAAATTCATATACCATAATATGAAATTGTTACAGCATGAGTTCGCGGGGTATTGTCAATTTGTATTTTCAGGTAACAGAGCTAATAGCGAAATTCTTATTCCAAAATTAACTGCTATCGGCAGTATTCTTTGGGATGTGGATATTCAATATTTCTTAGAAAAGGATTTATCATGGCTTGGATCGAAGGAAACCAAAAAAGAAAAAGTTTATTCCGTAACGTAAATCAAGAAATTCTTGAGAAAAAGGGATTCTTGGAAGAAAGAGAAGCTAAAATTCTTCTCTATAAATTTTTACGTTCGAATATCTCATTTTCATCAGAGATCATTTGCGGCGTTCAGCTTTTCCCATTTCAACACATGGCTATTAAAACTATGTTTGAAACAGATTACTCGATGATGGTATGGAGCCGTGGATTATCAAAAAGCTTTACTTGCGCAGTGTTTGCGTCTCTTGATGCGATTTTAAATCAAGGCGTGCATATCGGAATCGTTAGTAAAACATTCCGTCAGGCTAAAATGATCTTCCGCAAGATAGAAGAAATCGCCGAAAAACCAAACGCTGTATTTTTAAAGCAATGCATTACAAAAGTTTCCAAAAGCTCAGACGAATGGACGATGCAGATTGGGCGCAGCAAGATTACTTGTTTGCCTCTTGGCGATGGAGAGAAGCTTCGCGGCTTTCGTTTTCACCGTATGCTAATCGATGAGTTCTTGCTCATGCCAGATCGTATTTTTAACGAAGTTATTATCCCGTTTCTTTCCGTTGTTCAAAATCCAACTGAAAGACAGCAAGTTTTTGGTTTGGAAACTGAATTGATAAAGAGAGGAGAAATGACGGAAGAAGAAAGATTCGTTTGGCCTAATAATAAAATTATTGTTTTGTCTTCTGCGTCTTATCAATTCGAGTACATGTATAAGCTTTATAAGCAGTATGAAGATCTAATTGTTACGCCAGAAAGAAATGCTAAAAGCGTAGCGACAAGAGCTATTTTACATTTTTCTTACGATGTTGCTCCTCACGGTTTGTATGATGAAAGTTTATTAACTCAAGCAAAATCAACCATGTCCGAATCTCAATTCAAAAGAGAATTCGGTTCGCAATTTGTTGACGATTCTTCTGGATATTTTAAACTCAGCAAAATGCACGAATGCACAATTCGAGTTGGAGAAGGGCAAGCGATTGAAGTGGCTGGAGAAAAGAATGCAGAATATATTTTAAGCTTCGACCCCTCTTGGGCGGAAAATGAATCTTCTGACGATTTTGCGATGAACATAATCAAACTCGATAAAGCAGGGCGCAAAGCTATTTTAGTTCATAACTACGCGCTGTCTGGGACGAATCTAAAAAAACATATTGAGTATCTTCATTACTTGTTCGCTCATTTTAATATTGTTGCTATGTGCGGCGACTACAACGGAGGATTGCAGTTCTTAAATGCCGCTAACGAAAGCGAGCTTTTTAAAAATAACAAAATTGAAATTAAAACATACGAAGCTGATTTTGATACTCCTGAAACTTATCAAGACGAATTAAGAAAGGCGAGAAATGCTTATAGCAAAAGCGCTAATAAAATTTGCTACTTGCGCATACCTACAAGTGGTTGGATAAGATACGCTAATGAGTTGCTGCAATCTAACTTCGACCACAGAAAGATTCTTTTTGCTGCTGAAGCTGTAGACAACGACTTCACAACTCAAAAGGGAAAGAATATTCCCGTAAAGAATTTAAAGTTTATCCGAGATCAAGAGGATGGCCAGAGTATAGAAGCTAAAATGGTTGATTTCGTTGACCACCAAGCTGATATGATTGAACTTGCAAAGGCGCAATGTTCTCTAATCATACCAACAACAACAGCTAATGGGCATCAGAGTTTCGATTTGCCGCCGCAATTAAAAAAGCAAAGCGGCGCAGAGAAAACAAGAAAAGACTCTTACTCTTGTTTGATTCTAGGCAACTGGATGACTAAGATATATTTTGACATGATGGACGTGAAAGTCGAAAAAACAACTTCTACATTTGTGCCATTTTTCGCTCGTTAAAAGTACTTTTGATACTTTTAGTGTAACTTTTAATATAAAAAAATGTCGCGCCAATATAATAAAAAGTCTGAATACTGGACCAGATTTAATAAAATTCAACCCGTTCAAGTTTCTCAGGCTTCGTATGAGCCAAAGCTTATAGGCGAGCCTTTTTTCAAAGAGGTTTCCCAAGCTTCGTACACAAGAGCTAAAGAGAGCGCTTCTTCTACAAAGACAAAAGTGCCGAGAAATGGAACTGATGTTAATATCGGCAGGTACTCGCTTATAAGCCAAGGGCTTCTGCCTTATGAGTATACAAAAGATGGCGTAGACATCAGAGACGCTATTATGCTTTGCCAAAAGGCTTACGCTAACGTAGCTATTGTAAGAAACACTATTGATATTACCACAGAGTTCGCCAACACAGATATTTATCTTGATGGCGGCACGGAGCGTAGTCGTGAGTTTTTTCAGAAATGGTTCGAAAAAATCAAACTTTGGAAACTGAAGGATCAATATTTTCGCGAGTACTACCGCAGTGGTAATATTTTTCTTTACCGTATAGATGGCAAATTTAATGCAGAAGATTTTAAGCTTCTTAAAGGCTTGAGCGAAAATGGAATTAAAAACAATAAATTCCCGCTCCGTTATATTTTAATTAACCCTTACGATGTTATTACCAAAATCTCAAGTTCGTTTGCAGAAGGTGTTTACGAAAAAGTTCTTTCCGAGTACGAGCTTGAGCGTTTAAAGAATCCAAAAGACGACGCTGATCTTGAATTACTCAATGGGTTTGATCCAGAAATTCAAAAAAAGATCAAGAGTAAACAATATTTTAGAGACGGCTTGACTATGAAGCTCGATCCAAAATACTTGCTTTATTCTTTTTATAAGAAGCAGGACTACGAGCCGTTCGCGGTTCCTTTCGCTTACCCTGTTCTTGAAGATATCAATGCTAAAATTGAATTAAAACGTATCGATCAAGCTATTGCTCGTACCGTAGAGAACGTAATTCTTTTAATTACAATGGGTGCGGAGCCAGACAAAGGCGGCATCAACCCGGCCAATATGACAGCGATGCAAAACCTTTTTATGAACGAAAGCGTTGGCCGCGTTCTTGTTTCCGACTATACCACAAAAGCTGATTTCGTAATTCCCGATTTAAAGAAAGTTGTTGGCAAAGAAAAGTACGAAGTTCTCAACGAAGACATAAAAGAAGGCTTAATGAACGTTATGCTTGGTAACGAAAAGTATAACGGCCAAAGTGCAAAAATTAGTTTCTTTATGGAGCGCTTGAAGGAAGCTAGAAATGCATTTTTGAATGACGTTCTGCAACCAGAAATTATTCGTATTTCAAAAGATTTGGGATTCCGTGCTTGGCCCACAGCTAAGTTTACCGAAATTGACATGAAGGACGAAACTCAATACATGAGAACAATTAGCCGTTTGATGGAGGTCGGAATTCTTACACCAGAGCAGGGCATCGAATCTATCAACAATGGTAAACTTCCTAATATCGCTGACCTCCCGTCCGCGCAGGAGAAGTTCGTTTCGGAAAGAGAAAAGGGTTATTACAATCCAATTGTTGGCGGCGTACCAATGCTTCAAGGAGCAACGCCTACTCCTACCGCAGATCCGAAACAATCTGGCGCTGGTAGACCTGTTGGAGCAACGGCATCAAGAAAAGATATTCAAACTACAATTTATGAAGTAGACGCTTTTATGAAAGCTGCTGAAGATTTTGCAGCTAAAAAGTTTGTTGTAGCGTCTTTGAGCGAAGAGCAAAAATCCAACTTGACGAGTTTGTGCAAGAAAGTTATTGCGTCTAGCCCAAGGGAAACGTGGGTCGTTAACCTTCAAAAATGCATGGCGAATCTTGACGAAATCGAGAAGCTTCAGCCAATGCAATCTGTTCTGGATACTGCTGATGAGTTTTTACTCGACGAATATTCCGCGTCCATTTTGCACCATTCTACTGTAAAATAAAATATGGTATTTAAGCATAAAGCAGTTTTAGATAATGTTGCTGTAGCTTGCTATGGTGTTTCGGATGAGCGCTTTAAGGTGTCAAAAGCTTCTTTGGAGGAATTGAAAAAGCTTTCTCCAAAAATCGATTTTGAAGATAACCCTGATCTTCTTGGGGTATCTTTTAATCTCGCCGTTCCGAATATGATCAATAATAATGGCGATGGTATTTCTGGCGCTACTGCATCGAAAATTGCAAAGCGATTCGTGAATAAATACCTCAATATTGAGCACAACAAAGAACGCATAGTGGGCCATATTACCAATTATTCTTTTAACAGAATTACCGATAATGCATTCTTAACAGAAGAAGAGGTTAGCCGAAGCCTTGATCCTGTTTATTTATCAGTCGCAGGTGTTGTTTACAAAACTATTGATAAAAAATTTGCATCGTTGATGCTCAGAAATTCTGATCCAAAAGATAGTCTCTACAATTCGATTTCGGCAAGCTGGGAAATTGGTTTTAGCAATTATTATTTAGCCGTTGGAAGCCAATCTTTAAAACAAGCTGACATTATCACTGATCCAAAACAAATTGAAGAGTTCGCTCCGTTTTTAAAAGCAAAAGGCGGTTCCGGCAAATTGAAAGATGGGACTCCAATTTATAGATTAATAGTTGGAGAAATTTACCCTCTTGGCGGAGGCTTCACTACAGATCCTGCTGCGCAAGTCAATGGTGTACTAGCATTTGAAGATACTCTATCATTCTCTTTGAAAGAGGATGAAATTGAAAATAAAAAGGTAGAAGCTGCTGAAAATTGCATCGAAGAAGTTAAAGCCTTTTTGTCTAATAAAAAATCAAATTCCATTTTAGAGATAAAAAATGTAAAAACTATAAACAATATGGATTTAGAAAAACTTATCACAGAGTTAAAGTCTGCTCTTCTCGAAAAGAAGTTCGGTGAAGAGGCTGTTGCTTCAATGACCAGCCATTTCGCCGAAGCTATCAAACAGAAGGATGCAGAGTATCGCGACTCCATTGCAGCCGAAAAGGCCGCTAAGGATAAAGCCGAGAAGCTTTATAATGAGACGGTCGCTTCAGTAGAATCAATGAAGGCGGAACTTGCCAAGACGCAAGAAGAGATCAATAAGATTAAAGAAGTTAAAGCTCAAGAAGAAGCTGCTGCTTGTCTTAATGCGCGTGTCGGCGAACTTGATGCCTCTTACGAACTGTCTGACGAAGATCGTAAACTTATCATCAGCGAAGTTCAGACTATTGAATCAACAGAACAGGCGTTCGCTTCTTATAAAGAAAAATTCGCTTCTGTTTGGAAGCACAAAAACAAAGAGTCCATCAAAATTCAAGCCGCAGAGATCGAAAAGAAAATCTCTGAGCGCGTTGAGGCTCGCCTTAAGGAAGTTAGCAAAGCTTCTGCTGTTGCCGAGGTAAAAGTCGATGAACAGAAAGCTGATGTCACTGCTGCGTTAGATAACGCTACAGCGACCAACAAAGCGCCCGATAGCAAAATTGCTATTGAGCAGTCTTTCCGTGAGAAGTTTGCGAAAGCTTTCTCTCGCGAAAATATTAGCGTAAGCTATTCTAAATAATAAAATTTCACTGTAATAAATAATTAAAGAATAATAATATGGCAAATCGTCTCTTACCATTTCGTCAATACGGCGAAAATGATGTTGTAAATATGTACGCTCTTGTTGACGGCTCCGTCAACGAATCGACAACTGGCGTTGGCGCTGGTGATGCAGGAGTTTTCGTTAAAGTTTCCGCTGGTAACTTTGACCTTGACCCCGTATCATACGCGACCGACTCTTATCTCGGCAAAACCGACTACCCTTATGTCGGTGCTAACCAATACCCCTCGGTCAATCTTAAAGTTACCCCTGCTGCGTCAGGCGATCTTACGAACTGCCTTGGTCTGACCATGCGCCAAACTGCAAAGTTCGACGAAAATGGTGAAAAACTTCTCTATTACCGCCAGAAGGCTGAAGAGCTTATGTGCGTACTGCCCGGCCAAGCCGTTCCAGTAGCTACACGCGGTATCTTCACCCTTTCCGCTAACGCTCTTGACGGTGCTCTCACTGTCGGTTCGGGCTTCAAGCTTTCTGCCAATGGCGGTAAAGTCACAGGCTGCGCCCACTCTGATGCTGGTAAGCTTGGCATCGTTCTCGGCACAGGTTCACGCGCCTCGCTCACAAGCGTCACTGACGCTTATGCGGGTAATTTCGCAGTAATCGGTCTGCGCATGTAATAAGAAAGGAAATAAATTAAATGAAAATCACATTAAAGCGCACCCCAGAACAAATCGAGCTTGTTAAAGCAATGGCTAGCCGTAATCGCACCGTTGCTTATGACGCTCAAGTAGCACTCGCTGAGTTTATCGGACCCGTTCTTGCGGAGGTTATTAACAATGCTCCTACATTGAGCAACTTGTTTACAAGCCTCTCATATAACGCTGACGATAATCCTAGCATTCCTCTTGACCTGTACTACGACGTAACTGATGAGGACTACATTACTGTATACTCGCAATCCGTAGCTGGTGGTCTTCCCACCAATCAGGTTCTTCCTACAGTCTCCGAGATGAAGCTGACCACCTACACACTGGACAGCGCTCTCTCATTCGACCGCCGCTACGCTGCTAAGCATCGTATGGATGTTGTTGCCAAGACTTTCACCCGTATGGCTCAGGAAATCCTGCTCAAGCAGGAGCGCACCTCTGCTACACTGGCCATGACTGCTCTCGCCAACGCGCAGACTAACAGCAAGAAACACGTTCAGCGGTCGAACACCACTGGCCGTTTCCTTCTCGCCGACCTGAACGAACTCCTCACGCTCGCTAAACGCGTTAACACGTCATGGGCCAAGGGTACACCTGCTACTGGTTCACGCACTGGTATCACTGATCTTCTGGTTTCCCCAGAGATTGTTGAGCAGATTCGCTCTATGGCTTATAACCCCATCAACACTGTTGCTGGAGTTACAGCTAGCGGAGGCACAGGCACGACCGTTGGCATCACCGCTACTGACGAAATGCGCAGCGCTATTTATAGCTCTGCTGGCATTCCTAGCTTCTACGGTGTTTCCATCCTTGAGTTCAACGAGCTTGGCAAAAGCCAGAAGTTCAACACGATCTTCGACGTTGCTGCTGGTTCAACAGGGTACACAAAAGCAGATGCCAGCGGCTCTGCTACATTCGATGGCGCAGCTGAGGAAATCCTTGTTGGTATCGACCGTACTCGCGACTCGCTGCTTCGCGTTATCGCAACTGATCCAGACTCCAATTCTGAGTTCTCGCTCGTTGCTGATGACCAGTACAGCATCCGCCAGAATAAGATCGGTTATTTCGGCTCCCTTGAGGAAGGCCGCGTAATCCTCGATGTTCGCGCGCTTGTTGGTAAGATCGTCTAAGGTTTAACAATCCTATTCAAAACCCGCCTCGAAAGGGGCGGGTTTTTTATTTCATTTAAATCATTGAAATGTGTAAATCTTACGATAGTATTTATTATGGAAATCTCAACTGGTAAATCTACTAAAGTTAGTAAAGCTAGTCTGCTCGATCAGCTTAATTCTGTCGCGGATAAAAATTCATCTGAGTATCGCTCAAAAGTAAGACAGCTAGAAGTTAACTTGGGTGTTAAAGAGGTTAATATTTTTGGCACTGCTAATCGTAAAATTTTTGAAGAAAATATTGACGACATGTCGCAGTTGCAGCTTCAGGATTTTGCCCGCAGAATAAAGATAGATAGTTCAGGAACTATGGCCGCTATCAAAACTCGTCTTTTGCGTCAATTTGACACTCAGAACGTGCAGTCTAGAGGCTACTTCTCCCCCCAGCCAGAACAAAAAGAATTGTTCTCAAAAGAGCAAAAAGAAAATCTCACTAAAATTTTAAATGGCTAATTTATTTCAAGTCGCTAGCGGCGTTTTCTTTTACGAATTCGACGCTGATACTTCGGATGTTAATCTAAGTTCGATTTCTGGTTGGATGGAGGCTAACTTAGGAGAACTTAACAATTTAATTTATAGCGATCTTAGTGGTGCAGCAGCAGACTTGAATCAAGAGCAAGCGAATATTTATAAACATTTATACTTGGGACATTACTACAAAAAAAAGTCGCGAAACGCTATTAAAGCTGCGGCTGGCGGATCTGGTAGCGCTATCATTTCGATTCGAGACGAAGATAGCTCTGTTACATTTGTAAATAGCAACGAAATCAGTAAACAGTTCCGCCAACTGTCTAGAGATAATTTTGAAGAATTAAATCGTTTAGTCGGCTTTTATAATTCTTACCAAGCTGCGCCTATTCAAGTCGTTGGTAAGAATATGGTTCGTGATATATTATTCTTTACTGGCTCAGGGTACTATCTGTATCCGTAAGAATATTAAAATTTAGATTTAAAAGCGCATCTTTACGGTGCGCTTTTTGTGTAAATTCATTAGTAGCCGCCATCATGTCCGCATCAACATATAATATTTCAATAGAAAGGAATGCAGATTTTTCTGTAGGTTTGATCCTGAAAGACGCTAATGGGACAGCAATTAACGTAACTGACGCAACTATAGACGCGGAAATAAAACAAGATTATTATTTCCCGACTATTCAGGTGTTCACTGTTACGAAAACTGCTCCCGCTTCTGGACAAATCTCCCTTTCTTTAACTGCTGCTCAAACTACTCTTCTTCATCCTGGTGTTTTAAAATATGATGTGCTGGTTAAGTATCAAAACGGTACCTTTCAAAAAATTATGAAAGGTACGGTATCTGTTGATACAAACATAACTACACTATCGTAAAATGCCAGACGTAGTAGAAATTATAATTTCAGGAGTTCAGTCACCAACAGAAGTTATAGTTTCTGGTGCTGGCGGTCCAGTTTCTTTAATTGAAACTGATCAGCTGCTACACAACTCTTCGATGGACTTGCAGGGCGGAAGCTCGGGCGAGTATTATCATTTAACAAATGGCCAATATTCTTTTGTTACCGGAATTTGGCAAGACAAGGTTGATCCAACTAACGATGTAATTTTAGAAAAAAGTCTTACGGTAAGCGGAACTATTATGCAGGGTTCTGGATACAGTAATTATCTTACTGGTTCTCGATTAATGTCTGACGGAAATTTCTCCACTAATGGAGACGCTCAAGTTTCAGAATTTGTATTAAAAGAGCAAACAACAGGCGCTTCTAGTCAAGAATTGAGATTCGCCAATTCTTCTAAAAAGCTTAGTTTGCCAGATAATACTTCTTGGTATTTTAAATTAAGAATTGTAGCGAAAGATACTAATGGCGGCACTGCGATATACAATGTAGAAGGGGCGATTAAAAAAGGAATAAGCGCCGCTTTCACTGAAATTGTTGGCAGGTCAACTATAACAAATCTAAGTAATGAAATTGGATGTGAAGGCGTTGGCGTTTTAGCTAACACTTCTTATGGTTATTTGCAGGTAAATGTAACGGGCAAAGCTAATACAACTATACGTTGGGTTGGCTATTTAATTTTAATAGAAGTAAGATAAAATCGTGTAAATTATACAATAGGAGAAATATCAAATGGCAATTTATTATACAGGAATATTAGTAGGAAACCAAGTAAACTTTACCACTGGTGAGGCGACTACAGTTGCTGCCGATGTTAAACAATACATCATTAATCAGTCTGTAACTGGCGGAGAGACTGGCCTCGCTCCCAGTAACAAAGCTGTTTATGATTTTGGCACAGGCATGTCCGGCTATCTTTATACAAACGCCGGGGGTCTCTATCAATTTTCAGCCCTGTCTAGTGGAACTGACGTTGCAGCGATTAATTTAACTGGCAGAGTGAGCGGCCAATCATTCATTGACAGCATAACTATTTCGGGTGGCGCAGCTTTGGATCTTTCAGTCGCAAATGACGCAATTGTACTTTCTCACACTGATACATCTAGCGTTGCAGACCTAACAATAAATTCTGTTGCTGGTTCAGCGGTTACAGGAATTGCATTTACATACGATACATTTGGTCACGTTTTAACTGCTACGGGAACTACGGCAGTTATCGTTAGAAATCAAATCCAAAGTGGGGTAACTACAACTGCTCCAAGTGAAGCGGCAGTTCATACGTTATCAGGCTACCTTATTACAAATGCAGGAGGAGTTTACCAAATATCTTCCCAGTCTCCTAGCGCAAATGTCGCTCAGATTAATTTAACAGGAACGGTAAGCGGTGCATCGTTTAATGATTTTGTAACAGTTTCTGGATTAAGTGGTGTGAGCGTCAGCGTTAGCAATGACGTTATCTCGCTTTCTCATACTGATACCTCTAGCGTTGCGAATCTTACTGTAAACGCTGCTGCTGGATCTGCAATTACTGGAATTGCATTTACATACGATACTTACGGTCACGTTTTAACTGCCGCTGCAACTTCATCGGTTCTTGTTCAAGACTTTATAGTTTCTGGGGTCACAACAACCGCTCCAAGTCAAAATGCTGTTTATGGACTATCGGGTTATCTTAATGCAAATGCTGGTGGAGTTTATCAAATCTCTTCTCAATCTCCTGGTACGAATGTTGCCCAGATCAATTTGACTGGAACTGTAAGTGGTGCATCGTTTAATGATTTTATAAGAATTTCTGGAGTAACTGGAATAGACATCAGCGTTAGTAATGACATTATATCGGTATCTCACAATGATACATCGAGCGTTGCTAACGCATCGATTAGTGCAAATGCTGGATCTGCTATCACAGGAGTTTCTTTTACATTCGATAATTTTGGTCACGTTTTGACCGCAACAGGAACATCAGCTGTTATTGTTCGTGATCAAATCGTAAGCGGAGTCACAACAACTGCTCCTAGTGAAAACGCTGTTTACGGTCTCTCTGGAATGCTGAGACCTCTTATTGATCAAGCTCTTGGTAGAGACTTGCAAAGTGTTACAAATAGTGGCAGCACCACAACTAATAGTATTTCAATTGGTGGCGACCTCCTTGTTAGCGGCAATACTACACTTGGTAGTGATTCTAGCGATTCGTTAACTGTAAAAGCTGGACCAGTTATACTCGAAGCTGCAACTACTGCTAGTGACGCTCTTATCTTTGGCCTTAATGATGCTAATAAAGTTTCGATTTACAAATCAGATCCAGCGGTTTTAAGAATTGAGGGCGGATTAATTATCACTGGAAATCTTACTGTACAAGGCACAACAACAACAGTTGAGAGTAATGTAGTTTTGATTGGTGATAATATCATAACGCTTAATGCAGATTTCACTGGATCTGTTCCGAGCGAAAACGCTGGCGTCGAAATAGAACGTGGTACCCAAACCAATACCGCTTTGCTTTGGAATGAGGGAACTGATCGTTGGACATTCTCAAACGACGGCTCGACATACTACAATATGCCGATCACGTCGGAATATGCCATGTACGACCTTACAGTCGCCGCTGGCGGAGCAAACGACGCAATCATTCGTATCACAGGGTCTAATGGTGACGTAAATGACATTACTATTAGTGGCTCTAGCGGCATTCTTGTTACTGACAACAGCTCAAATCTAATTGTTGTTTCTCACCAAGATACTTCTTCCGCTGGTAACGTAGTTAGCACAAATACCCTAGGTGTTGTAATACAAAACTTCACTGGTTTAGTTGATACATACGGCCACGTTACTGGACTTGGCGTTCAAACAACTGACCTTGACGTTCTTTATCCTCGCACTGGTCAAGTAACACTTAACTATGCTACAACTAACGGAGCTAGCACAGCTAATGATATTGTAATTGGAGGTTTAACTGTTTCAGGTTCTGCTCAAGCAAAGAGTGATCATTTTGTAGTGTACTGCTCGACCACAGACGCTACCGTAACAGAAATGTTTTTAAACGGTACTAATGGAAGAATTACATTGCCCACTAATTCCGCCGCATCTTTTAAAGGCCAGATCACAGCGTTCGACACAACGAATCAGAAAGCGGCTTCTTGGCATTATGATTGTTTAATTGCTAATAAAACTGGAAATTCCGCAATTGTTGGCAATGCGTTTGTAACAAAAATTGGCGACGATTCTGGTAACGTTTGGGAAGTTTACGTTGATGCCGACAACCCTAACGATTCTTTAAAATTGCAAGTAAAAGGTCAAGCGTCAGCAACTATTAAATGGACAGCTAGTGTAATTAGCACTGTTGTTGTTTAAGAGTTGAATGATAGCTTAAAAAAATTAATATAAAAGGAATATGGGTAAGTATTATCTAGGTACAGGCAATAATAATCAAATCAATTTCCAAGTCGTTGACTCGACGGGAGTTATAAATGATTTAAATTTAAGCGGCTTGTATTTAAGCGCTACTGGCAAAGCTCTTGACGCTGATAAACTAGATAATTTAGACAGTTCATACTTTAGAAACGCTGCGAATTTAACTGGTGTTTACACTGGTCAAATTAGCGGAGGAGGAGTAGGAAACGCTGATACTCTTGACAATTACGATAGTTCGTATTTTTTAAATGCATCGAACATTACTGGAACTTTAGGTCTTAATGCAACTGGATTGCATTATATTTCGGGAAGTTTAACTGTAGATACTAGCACGCTGTTTGTTGACGCGGTTAATGATCGAGTTGGTATCGGTACAACGGTTCCAGCAGCAAGGCTTGACATTTATCATGCATCAAGTTTAAATGGTTTTCAACAATATGGAAAAGATGGCGTTCGCTTTCGAAGTCCAGGTGCGTTTAACGAACATGGATATATCGAATATCCTAGCGGTGGCGATAAAACAGTTTTGGGTTCTTTTTATAGTGGCGGCGGTTTCGGCCAGATTACTTTAAGGCAGCACTCATCCGTTACGAGTCAGGACTCACTAACGATAAATAATGCAGGCAACGTTGGTATTGCGGGGTCACTCTATGCAGACGGAAACGTCGGTGTCGGTACGTTTAGTACAACATCTCCTTGGTCTAGAGTTTTGCAGGTATATAACAGCAATAATTCCGCACTTTCCGTCAAATCGGCTGCTCGCGATTGGCAAATCAGTACAGCCGCAGACGGCAAGCTCAATATCTATGATAATACCGCCAGTGCTCATCGCCTGAATATTGACACGTCTGGCAACGTGGGTATTGGGACAACGAGTCCGGGAGCGACATTAACGGTAGCAACAGTGGACACGCTGATTAGACCAGCTCTTGGTCTTCGGCAGGCCAACGCCCTCGCTTACGGTTACGACTTTGACACCGAGACTGCGGCGGTTGGCCGATTAGATTTATACAGCGTTGTGAACGGGGTCCGAACTCAGGCGATGTCGTGGCGGCAAGACAACGGCAACGTTGGCATCGGGACAGCGAGTCCGGCTGATAAGTTGCAGGTGGCTGGAAGCGCCGTTGTGGATGTTAATTTATTCGTTGGTGCTGGCAATGCAAGTCGCGGTGTTTTTATTGATAGTTACGGTTCATATCTTTATGGAATGAATCGTGTGGCTACTGGCATGGATATTCGCGCAGGTTCCGTTGCTGGAAATCAGTTGTTTATAAAAACAAACGGCAACGTTGGTATTGGGACAGCGAGCCCACAAACCACTCTCGAAATCTTCAAGACCACATCATCTGGTAAAAATATACTTCATATATATAATAACTCAGCTGGTGCATCTTCTACAGTTGGTATCGGATGGTCAGAAAATGACGCGACTAATGGAAATTATAACAGTTATCTTTACACTGTTCGTACCCCCACGAACGAAGTAAGACTTGACGCTACAACAGACAAGCGGTTTGTTATTAGAACTGGAACTGGAGGCTCTGACCCAACTGAAAGAATGACAGTGTTGTCGGGTGGGAATGTTGGAATTGGGGCAACAGCGCCGGGTTCCAAACTGGAAGTATCCGGTCAAATTAGCGCTTCGGCGGGGAGCAATTCTGCTCCCGCTTATAGTTTTGCAAGTGATCTTGACACTGGTATTTATAGCCCCACTACAGATCAATTGGGCATCACAACAGGAGGGCTTATTAGAGCCCGTTTTACGTCAACTGAAATCAGGGTTGGAAACAATCTGAATACGTTAGACCTTGGCGTGGAAAGTAAGTTTATTATCGTAGGGTCAGAAAATACTCCTGCGCTCGGCACGTTAATAGCGTCGTTAGGTTTTTCAAATGAGTCTAATCAAGCTGGGCAAACTTCCGCTGAGATCGCTAAAATATTAGTAACTACCCAAGACGCTACGGCTAATCAAGGAAGGCTAGAGTTCCAAACAAAAGACGGAACAACTCTTGCGACAAGAATGATGATTGATAAGAGTGGTAATGTTGGCGTCGGGACGACGAGTCCGGTAAGTCTCTTCGAACTCAAGAGCGCCGCTCCTGTAATTACTCTCAACGGAACAGATAACGCGCAGACAAAAGGAATAGACTTTGCTACAAACGGATCAGTGCAGGCGTCTATTCGCTCAAACATACAGTCTGGAGAGTTTAAGTTTAGCTCGGGTACGAGTGGTTTCGGCGGCTTCATGGTGTTCGCAACCGATACCGTTGAAAGAATGAGGATTGCGGCTACTTCGGGCAACGTTTCCATCGCGTCCACTGCCGCCAGCTCCTCTTCGCTCACTGGTGCTCTTCAAGTCGCGGGTGGCATCGGGGTAGGAGCGGCAAGCTATTTCGGGGGCAATGTGACTTCGACTGGAGTTATTGTATCAGCTCCAGCTTCGGGCTGGGCTATCATAGGAACAACAGGTGCAAGTGCAGGCGACTCAAGCGTTGCTCGATTTGAACCATTTGGAGCACAGACTGGTTCTAATCCAGCATGGTTTATTGGCCATCGTTTTTCTGCTCACGGTAATTTTGCAATTTGGGCATACAACGGTGGTGGTCACGTTGCTAACTATCTGACTATTGCGGCATCGACCGGAGCCGCCACCTTCGCGGGCGCGGTAGCAGGTGCGGGCGGGCTGAGCCTCACCAGCGGTGGCCAAATTTCTCAAACAGGCGGTGGCACCTCGCAGGTTTTTAATACCATCACTACCACTGCTGGCACGATGTATGTTGGTGTCGATAGCTCTGCATCCGCTGTGTTTGGTGGCCCCGCTTACGCCGCCTATGTTATGGCCCCAAGCGGAAAAACGCTTATCCTTGGTAGCGTTGGTAACGGCGCAATCACCATTGCCTCTACTGGGACCGCTACCTTTGCGAGTACAGTGACGGCAACGGGGGCAATAGTTTCAAATTTCAACGGCGACGCGCTAGGTGGACTTAACAGCTTTCGTGCTACTGTCAGTAGCGGACAAACTGCTGGTCTCACTCTCGGACAGAGCGGCGTAACAAACTGGAATTTTCTTAACACAGCCACGACGGGCACCTTGGCGATTTCGACAGGCGGCGGCGTTGGCTTGACGATAACAACTGGCGGGAATGTAAGTATCAATAGTGGCAACCTCACCGTCAGCGGCGCGGGCACGTCCACCTTTGCGGGCGCGGTTACTATCACTGGCGACCTTACCGTTAACGGCACCACTACCACAGTTAATTCTACTACAGTAACAGTTGACGATCCAATCATTACTCTTGGTGGCGATACTGTGCCAACTGTTGACGACAACAAAGACCGTGGCGTAGAATTTAGATGGCACAATGGAACTGTTGGTAAAGTTGGATTTTTCGGATTGATGATAGCACTGGATATTTAACATTTATTCCAGATGCTACGAATACTAGTGAGATATTTAGTGGCTCTGTTGGGGATATTCAAGCTGCTAACTTTCGTGGAAACTTGATTGGCAACGTTACTGGAAATGTAAGTGGATCTGCTGGATCTGTTGCAACTCTAACAGCTGGATCATTTTTGACTGGCGGATCGTTTAATGGATCTGCTGCTGTAACATTTGCAGTTGATGCAACTTCTGCTAACACAGCTTCTAAGGTTGTGGCTCGTGATGCGAGTGGTAATTTTAGTGCAGGCGCGGTGACGGCATCATCACTCACCTCCCCCGCCGCGACCAACCTGACGCTCGCGGGCGGCGCAGGAAACAGCAGCATCATTTTGACGCCAGCCGGAACGGGCGGCGTCGGAATCGGGACGACGACGACGGGCTTTTACACCAGTGGCTACAAATACCTATCCATGTCGCAATCGATTGGCAATGGTTACGCAATTACCGAACTAGTCGGCGGTGCTGGTGGAGGAGGAGAAGTGGATTTTGG